CAATTGAAGTAGGCTTAGATTCTGCTTTTCCAAGAGCATTAAAACCCATGCAGATAGAATGATAAGTATCAACCAAAGCATCACCCGCATCAGCGTTTACTGTGATATTGTTATCTCTAACAATCTTAAACCCAGCAATCTGTCCAACTTCATTCATAAGAATTTCAGAAGGATCAGTGTACTTGTTAATATCTTGCCAGCTACCAGCGCCAGAAGAGTTTCTTAAATCATGAATAACATCATCATGCATAACTGCTACATACATTCCTTGACTTAAAGGCTGAATAGAAGCTCTTGCAAGTTTGTTATAAAGCTCATTCAAGAAAGTAACACTCATGATGTCAGATGCTGTCAAGGCACCCTCTGCAACTCCACCAGGAGTTAACTCATTTGTGCTCTGCTCTGCCTCTAAAATTGCAAGCTTATCAGACGTACGTCCAGCGTTCATTCCAACAAGTCTAGCAGCTGCAAGGTCTGCAGTTCCACCAGTTTGAAGGTTAGCAAGTTTAGTAGTAGTAACAACATTACCATACTCTTGAGGTTGAATGAGAATTTTCTCATCAACAAGAGCCTCTGAAACAACATCATCAGTTTCCACTAGAGGAGTTGTAGCAAGTGCAAGTTGTGCATACTTTGGAAACTCAATTGATTTTGCATCAATCATTCTTTTGTAAGAAACGAACTGATCCATAACGTGTTCTTGAGCTGCTGCGATAATAAATTGTGAGTCAAACTCTAAGACAATTGAATCATCTACTTGAGCTGTCCCTGTTAAATTTGTAGTAAAAGCCATCCTGGGCCTCCTTTATTTAATTAAATTCTACCATGTTTTTTCATTACTGCTTCTAATTCCTTTTGGGTTTTACAAGCTCGTAAATCTTCTTCATAGGTAGAGGGCGCATCTGGTTTTTTCAAAACACCGTCCTTAATGTTAGGCGCTTCTCGACTAAAGAAGTGTGGGCGGCCTTTCTTAAACTCATCAACTAATGCCTCTACCTGTTTACCATCTACATTAAAAGAATCATCACAATCTATTGATGATAAATCTACTAGATTTATCAAGCCATCAACGTCAATACATCCAGAGCGTGCAGAGACTTCTCTCACCTTGCCAGAAATGGCATTGTAAGCAAAGTTTCCTACTGTACCTTTGTATTTACCCTCAAGCTCCTTTAGATCGGTTTGATACTTTTGGATCAACTCATCCTTTTTGCCCTCTGACATTAACTTTTCTTCTCTTAAAGTATTAAGCTCAGTTTGAGCAGCATCAAGTTTTGCTTGAGCAGCTTTCTTTTCGCCTAACAACTTTCTATGAGTAGAAAGCTTTATCAGTTCATCATTCCCACTGGGAACTTGGTCTGTCTGAGTTTCGGTCTCGACGCCGCCACTGGCTTGCACATCGGATGCCCCACTGGGGTCTTGTGTTTGTTCCATATTATATGCCTCCTGACATTATTTTGTAAACCCTAACGCTCTACGTAAAAAGCTTCGGACTTTATTTGTTATTACTTTTCTTTGAATAGGACCAAGACCTAGTATTGCAAAATCTTTGTCTATATCAATTAATAATTTATAAAGTTCTGCATTATCTGTGTTGATTTTTGTAGGCTTTTGTCTTTTGTTTCTCCCTGTCATATATGGTTTTCTTTTCCCATCCACAAAAAACTCTATAAAAAGTCCTTTCTTTGTTTTTGAAAACTCATACTTAATAGCGTCAATCAATTGACCTGTAATAGTCAAGTTTGGAGTTGATCTGCCATACGCAGGATGTGTTCTGTTATATTTTGCAAGACGCTCTCTCTGCTCTTGTGTTTTTGGTCTTGGGTAGCCAGAAGGAAAGCTGCCAACATTCCTACCTTGCAGCGGAGTAGCCTTTCTTGCGTAAAGCTTCATTTGTCCAACAGCATATGTGCCAACCTCTGATTGAAGGCTACTGTTTGACAAAGTACCTTCAAAAGCCTTTTTTACGCTGAACTTGACTTTATCAACACCCTTAACACTAGCCAATGACATCACCTTTTTTTGTTTTATCAATAAGATCCAAAACAAAACTCTCAAAGGCCTTCTCGCCTTCTTTCTTTTTTATTTTCAAAGCTTCTTTTATGTCCTTTGAAAACTCACTCTTAATTGATTTAAGCTCTGCCTTGTTTACACCAAAAAAAGGACGCTTAGGAACAGTATCACCAACAGAATGATTATAAGACTTTGCGTTTTCGGTCTCATCATCCCAGCCTATCTCTATTGTGTTTCCCTTAACATTTACAATATCAATTAAACCCAACATATCGCCGGTCAAGGTCATATTTACATCGTTTTTTGACTTACCAGCAGCCTTAAACTCTAAGCTTTCCTCGTATGTGTCAGAATATGGGCTTTTTAATTTAACTGGCTTACCAGATCCATTAGAGTTAAAACTCATGCCATTTCCTGACTGAGACCTCTCAACAATACGATCAATAATAGCCTGTCCTAAAGCTTCTTTAAGGGCATCCTTTCCCCTAAAATCAATCCCAAACTCTTCTTTAAGATTGATCTTCTGGCTCACTTTGTTTTTCTTGAATGTCGGTGCCGCCATTAATGCCTCCCATGCCAAGTAAATCAGATCCAATTGAAAACTTCTCTGCCCTCTCTTTTTTCTCTTTATCTATTCTCTCAATAACTTGTATGGCAGCATCCTCGTCAACTTCTCTGATCTCCATAATAGTCTCAACTCTAGACGCAAGGTCCTTATCCAGTAAGAAAACCGCACTCTCTTCAATCTCTTTTTTAGTTTGAATCAACTGTGGCTGAGCATATTTAATATTAAAACTCACATCGTCACTAATGTTGGCCCGTTTAAGGTCATCAATCAGGTCAAATTCTGAGCCATTTACGCCTTGCATCCTGTTAGACCATCTCTTGAAAATATCAAACTGCTCACCTTCTGCATCTCTAAAATTCTCAACGTCCTGCTGAGAAGCCTCAAAGCGTTCAATCATTGACAGTAGCTGCTGTATACCAGAGTTAGGATTGCTTGCGTCAACTTGGCTGCCCACTGTAGAAGTATCAAGGCCTTCTGATGACAAGAAGATTCTGAGTGTTGTCTCTAGTACATTAAGAGCACCATCTAGATCTGCATTAGGAGTAACAAACTCAAACTTAGGATCCTTAGCATCTGGGTTAGGATCCTGCTTAAGCCATAAAACATTTTGTGGACCTACCACCATAAATTCAGGCTTATTCTCACTAGTGATCACAGCCTGTGCATACGACTGCAGTCTTGAGATATTAGAAATATCACTTAAGCACACTCCAAACTCAATAGCAAAATCCGTAACATTGCTACTAAAGCGCCTAAAGAACTCATTATCTTTTTGGTTAGCTATATCTACAAAAGGCAGCTTACCAATGGGATTTGTTATGTCCTCACCTTCCTCACCAACTATCTCACCAAGACCATTCATTTCAAAGTGCAAATCGTCAGTCCAGACTATATATCTCTCTGCAAGAGACTTATAATCATCAGCTTCTGCGTATGATTGGTTAGTATCGTCTGGCTCAATTCCTGTTGCTCTACTTCTCAACTTATCAGTGCCATCAGGCCTTTTTAGCTGACTTAACTCTCTCCACTTATCATGTACATGCAGAATATAGCCAAGTGCTTTCTCTGGGTTATTAGGATCTGGTATTACATCATAATTGTGAGGTAGTAATGGGCGCATCTGGATGATGCCTTCTTTAGGGATAATCTGCATTATAATCTGGTCATTATAAAGCTTATAATATTCATTCGCTAATCGCATTTTAAAATCTGCCCTTGCGTGCCTGTATATAGCGTCCAGCTGCTCTATTTCTGCATCAGTTGCGTCACCAAAAATTCTATCTGGATGCTTTTTGTAAATGCTAGACTGCTCACCTATTATTCTTTTAGAGATATTAATGGATAAAACTTTACGCATCTGCAGAACAGCTGCAGAGTCAAACTCTCTCTCTAGCTTTTCCATTATGTATTGGGACTGCCTACCATTGAAGATCTCAAACCTTGAAAGGCTCTCGTCTTTTCTCTCTTTGTTACTCTCTGTTTTTGTCTCACCTATTAATCGTTTTCTTTGCGACTGCTCCATTAAGTCTAAAGACTTTGCCATTACCTATCTCCTTGGTAGCATCCTGATCTCACTCGGACTTACTCTGTCATCCCTAAAATTTACAAAAAAGTATCTAATCATATCACATGCATCATCATCAAGCTTAACTGGATTTTCATTTAGTATAATACCATCCTTTTCTGCATATCTGTATTGACGCAGTCCATCTATAGACTTCGCACAATTTCTAGACACATAAAATTTTGTCTGCCCTTTTCCGTTTTTAATATAGCGCCTTACAATTGGTATTCCAAACTGCACTACTGTTTTCCTGTACTTAAACCCAATATTTTTATCTTTAAAAAACATTATATTAGATCTGCCAGTCTGCTCACGTTCTTGATTTCCTGATATATCGCAACAATAACCAGATATTTTATAAGGCTTAGCCATGATCTGCTTATAGAGATTATCTAACAAAAGCTTGCTGCTTATGATCTCATCAAACAAATATACAATGTCTTTTTTGGCATCATATTGAAAAAAACCAACTGCCATTGGATGTGCCCATCCCCAGTCAATACTTACATAAGTAGGCAGGTCTGGATTGTACACGTAGTTATCCATGATGTTATCTTCACTAAAATCTGCGTATACAGCATTAATTGGTATTGTATCCCATTCAATCTCAAACATTGACCTATAAGTTTGAGGATCCAGAGCATCCCTCATTGTGTCTAGCTCGTCTTTAGGGAAATAAGGGTTATCTTCTGTTTTCCACTCCCAAATCTTGGCACCAGGAAACGGGCTTTCTTTAAATGTTCTATACAGCCAATGAGATTTAGGGTTTATAAGTTGAGGCCCCAGAGATCCATCAATAGTTATAGTTCCCCTTGTGTCTGATGTCCTGGCTAGTGCCTCTAAAAATGCGTATTCTTTCATTTGAAAGGCCTCTGTCATATGTATGTGACTAAGCTTTAAGCCCTCCATTCTCTCAATTTTCTCCGCACTAATGCCATATAAAATGGTGTTGCTTTTCTTAAAATAAAATATATCTGGACGCTTAGTGAAGTGGCCTTCTGACGCCTTTGCAAACATCCTAAACTTAGGCCAGACAAGCCTTGTTAGCATATCTTGTGTAGGCGCAATCATTGCCATGGCATAAGGATCTCTTCCGTTATTTACATATCCTGGCTGATTGTTGCCTTTTATTATGCTCTCAACATAACATGCCTCTGACTTTCCTGATCTCTTGGCAGCAAATGCACATTTAATTCTGTTTTCTTTGTCTTTTATTATTTGTGATTGCTGTTTAAAGGCATGAAAATCCATTAATCACCAAGATACACATTTAAAACTGCCGACTCGTCACCATCCTCAACAACGCCAGTATCTTTGTCCGCTTGCCTCGCTTGAAATGCAGATCCATAAGCCATACTAGATTTTAGTATGATCTTCATAGCCTCTAACCTCAACTTAGGATCAGGATCTTTAAGCATCAACAATGTCTCTTGAACAGCCTCTGCAACTTGCTCATCACTAAAGCCACCGTTTTGTCTAATGCGCTTTTTCTCTAACTCTTCCTGCTGTCTTTTAATTTTTTCTTGTGAAATATATCTTTGAAGATCCATATCACATCTATGCACATCTAAAGTCTTGTCTGGGAACTGAACTTTCCACTCAAATTCTGTCAGTTTTGCATTAAGGCTTAAGTCTATAAATCTTTTTTGATCTTCTGTAAAGCTATCCATGACTTTGGTATTGTATCACATTAATTCTTTTTTTTGCAATTTCACAATACTCAGCCTCTCTCTCTATGCCTATGAATGAAAAGCCCTCTTTTTTACACGCTATCCCTGTGGTGCCTGAACCTGTGAAGGGATCAAGCACAGTGCCATTTGGAGGTGTTACAAGTCTCACTAGGTATTGCATTAGTTTGACTGGTTTAACTGTGGGGTGATGGTTTTGTGCGCTGGGCTCATTTGGTCTTTTGTTTGTTGCAATTCCATTTTCATACCTGGCGCTAGAGTTTTGTTGCTTAGATGTACATTTCTTTTCCTTTATACCTTCTAACCCAGCATTACGCTCACGCTTTGAGGCTTTAGCTACATAGAAGAAACGAGAGGCTCCGCCTTTGTCTTTGTGACCTCGCTCTGTTTTTATCCCTAACATTTTACCATGAGTCCGTCCATTGCCTGTATTAGTATCGTTACTAGGCGGCCTAACATTACTGCTACTTATCCCACTCTGCTCATCAAGCGCCCGCGCTGCATCCTCATCTAGTATTATATTTGCAGGAAAGCGGCCTTTGGTGGTGTCAGGTCTATTTGTTTCTTTTCCTTTTATATTTTCGCCTGGTTTAAAATTATTTCGTATAACTTTACCTTGCGGCGTAGCGCTTGCTCTGTCTGCCTCGGATTTATGCGAAACCCTACTAGCATCAATATTAAGCCCACCCACTCCCCACTTTAAAACATTATCAACTATGGTTTTTTCACTTAAAGGTTTACGGGCTAAGACTATGGGCTCATTGGCGGGTTTTAGGGCTGTGCCGTAGCCGTCCCAAGTTTTAGCTTGATCTGTGGCTGGGGCGGTTTCTAAATTTGGTCCCCTGGGCTTGCCCTCGCTCATCATTCCAGAGCGTCCAGACTGAGCACCGCCATTGTAAGTTTGTCCATCGGGATATTTTTTTAATCCAATAACCTCACGCTCAACCCCCAACTTCTTATCAATAGCCTTACTAATATTATGCGACTTCGGAAACCCACTCCCATAAAGCCATTGTATCTGGTCTCTTATTTCAAACCCTGCGTCCTCAATATTTACGACCATGCGATGATAAGTCCGAGTGCCTCCGAAAGATAACAAATGGCCGCCTGGTTTAAGCACTCTTAAGACTTCTTTCCATAATTCTATTGAGGGTACATCATAATCCCAGTGCTTATTCATAAAGCTAAGACCATAAGGAGGGTCAGTTACTACGCTATCTACTGAGTTATCATCCAATGTTTTAAGTACATTTAAGCTACATCCATGCTCAATGCGTGTCTCCATAGTGCTCCTCAAGTATCTGACCATCTACCTGCTTAAAGTCAGGATCTTCTACATAGAGCAAAAGAATTTCCTTAAAATCCTCTGGTGTCAATGGAATGGCACTTTGGACAGTGAGCGTTATCTCTTTATTATCATCATTCATGCGAATCATGAAACGAATATCACCTGGATCTAGCTTATCATCACTCATCTTTTAATAGTCCTTTTCTTTAATATAAGTTTCTTTGGTATTAACATTGTACAAGATGCAGTCTTGTTTCTTGGATCTACATTTAAAGCCATCACATACATATCTTTAGTTTCTTTAATGATAAAACCAATGGAGTATATCCGCTCTAACTTATCAGGCAACTTATCCCACTCCTCCCATGCATCATGAGACTCTGGATCTTCCCATTCTAAATAGACAATTTTTTTATCCACTCTACAATCCTTCG